GTGCGGTCTTTATAGATCTTTTCCATCAGTTCTGGAAGAAATCCCTTTACATCTTTACGATACATTGCACCATTAGCACAAACTGCATAGTCCTTATACAATTCAAAGTTAATTTCCTCATTGAGGATCCGATCAACCGAAACGGTTGGGTGCCTCTCATCCAACAAAGTTTCTGGAGAAATGTTGTACTGCATAATCAAGTGAGGATACAGTGAGTTGAGGTCAAAGGATACTACCCAATCATGCTTGCCCGTGATAGGTTCTTTTACATAAGCACCAGCATACTTATCGTCTTTGGAGGTTTCTTCCTTAGGTGGGATAACGATATTCTTTTGCTTCAGGTAATTGTAGATAATCGTATCCCACATTCTCACCTGATAAAAGACATCAGTGTAGTTAACTTTGGCATCATATGCCATAGTCAGCGCAAGTTCAATCAATTTCATTTTATCTTCCAACTCATCAACGAGTTCCACGTCAATGATGTTGTATTCAACAAACTTTTGCCACCCATTAGTGTAAAAGTCTTTGAATGTATCAAACTCACTGTGATCCAATTTTTTCTTACCCAGTTCAACCTCAGCAATATGATCTAATCGGTAAGACTCCTGTGCCTTGTAAGTAAACTTCTTGTATAGATCAAGATAGTCCAAAACGCTAATACCAACAATATCATAAGTCACATGCTTACGACCTTTGATAAAAGTTTCTCCCCTATTCACAAGACCCCATGGAGAAAGTTTCTTGAGTTCTTTTTCACCCAACACTCTATCCATTCTTCCACAGATGTAAGGAATATCATACAGTTGGCAATTCCAACCAGTAATAACTTCTGGATATTGTTTTGACCAGAAGTTTAGGAAAGATGATAGCAAATGATGCTCGGACTGACACTCGATATAAGTTACATTACTTTGCTTGTTGTCAAACACATTCCTTCCCCAAGTTACGATCTTCTTAGTTGTATAGTTCTGTATCGTAATTGTTAGGATTTCTTCTGAGCAAGACTCCGTATCGGGAAATCCATTCTCGGATGCAACCTCAATGTCAATCGTGATTAGATTGATCTTGCTAATATCAAACTTAATCTCTTGCTGAGAATAAATTTCTGAAATGTATTGGTAGATATACCTTTCATTTCCGTAGACAGCAAATCCATCTACGTTACTGTACTTTTTAATAAATTCCCTGCAGTCACGCGCTGTCCCTGGTTTGATGGGTTCGACATACTCGCCACTGAGAGTTCTGTATTTTGTTTTAGTTTTTGAGGGCACAAAAAGAGTCGGAGAAAACTTTTCCCTGGTCATGAAGTGGTTGCCGTTATCGTAACCACGAACAAGGAAGTTATCCCCGACTAATTGAACATTTGTATAGAACTTCATTTATTCAAGAACTTTTGGTAAGCATCGATGAGTGCCTTATGTGGCTCCACCAAGGTCATTATACTATCTGAGTGTAGCATAGTTTGAGTCTGACTGGTAAACTCACTGAGCCACTTTTCAAACCGTCCTTCTGGTGGAACGTCTGGAGCATCTTGCCTACAAAGTATTTTAACTGGATTAATTAATCTACAATCTGGTTCACCCAGTTCCGATTCAACTTCTTCAATTTCACTAATTAAAACTTCATCAGTTTTCAGAATAATAACTTGAACCATAATCACTCCTTAGTTTTTTTGTCTAGTTCATCAAGAATTTGTTTTACCGACTTTGGATTTGATTTTTTAATATTTGTTCCACCATTTACTGCACCCATTTCTGCTTCGATCTTTTCATTATATGCTCTTAAAAGATCTCTGACTGGTTCAAATACACAAACAATTTTATCTGCTGGAAGAGTAAAAGTTGGAAGTTTTGCCAGTGGTTGCCAAGGAACTAGGTTAATATCAATTGTAACTTGCTCTTTATTATCTTTAATCAGAGGTGGTTTGTCGGTGAGGAACCTAGAAGGATCGCCAACTCTAGAATCCTTACTGTGCCCCTTGAGCATGTCTTTACCATACAGATCTTTTAGACTATCTGCATCATCCGAACCACCTGCGCCGCCCATGCCTGGACCGCCTGGACCGCCGCCCATCATGCTGGGATCCATAATGTCTGCTCTATGTGGGTTATCTAGCTGATAACCAATGAGTCTTTCTTGAACTGTGATTTCCTTTACATCTGCAATAACAAGATCGCCCGAAAGCATATAAACGAGATTAACTGACATACTTTATCAAATGAATAGTTTTATTATAAAGGGAAGCTTGGTCTTTGTCAAGCTTCCCCTTTGCGCCGACGATATTTGGCGATATTATTTATTCAGTCAGCAATTGTGATTCAGATACAGAATCACTTTCTCCGATCGAATAAACTTTTTTCTTCTGGTGTTCTGGAATTACTCTCTTCAACTTAATTGTTAAGAGACCATCTACAAAGTCAACACCATCAATTACAACGTCATCGGATAAAGTCCAAGTACGAGTGAATGCTCTTCGAGCTAATCCTCTATGTACATATTCTAGGTCATCATCACTTGATTTTTTAACATCAACGAATAGTTTATTCCACTCCGAATAAACTTCAATATCCTCCCTCTTGTATCCAGCAAGTGCAATTTCAAGTTTGAAATCAATACTGGTTTCTTTTACAAGGTTATATGGCGGATAGTTTGCATGAGATTCATGCTTTGTTGTAAAACGATGCATCCATTCATCCATACCGATTGAATACTTATCCACATCATTTAAGAATTGTACGATGTCATTAGTACCGTACTTTTTGATATGTGTTGTCCACATAATAGACCTCCATAAGCGTCTGTGAGTTAAAAGGACCCATTAGGCATCCTCAATTACTATATAGGCAAAAGCATTAAAAAAGGGAGTGTTGAACTCCCTACAGAATCATTCGGTTTCTTCTGCTTTTTTCTTTTTGCCAATATTGTACTTTGTTTCAAGTTCCCACTCGTTCTTTTCTTTGTATGAAAGAACTTTGATTTGATTGAGTGGTGCAATATCAGTAACATACTGAGTGGAAATAATTGTAATCAATCCCCAATCAGCAAGAAGTTGTGCAATACGATTGCGACGTTGAACGTCATTTACAGTTAGGTTGGCGTGTTTACCGTCCAGAGCAAACAACTCTTTAAAGTGGACGATGTAGTATCTACCTTGCTTGTGCAGAATATGACAAGACTGATACAGTTTTTTTTCTTTGCGTGATGCTACGCCAATGCGAGTAAGAGTTTCTCGGACTTTCAAGAAATCATCAGGTTCGTTTAATACAACTTCAACCATTTGATCTTGCGACCAAGATACTTCAGGTTCAGATACCGTCATTTTTTTCCTCCAATGTCAAGTTTAGATTTGATGAAAGTAAGTTGCTCGTCGGTGAGAATTTTGAGTGCTTGTTTAGCCTTTTCATTACTATATCCATAGTATTGTTTGACGGAATCAATGTCCTGGATCTTTTCTTTATTAATCCACGGAGAAAATCTTTTCCGCTTACGAAGACTATTTATGTAAAAATCGTATTGTAGTTTTTTATCAAGTGAGTAATGCATATTCATCTCATTCGCAAACATCAAACTATCCAAATGACCAGACATGCATTTGTTCACAATGTATGGAGGATACTTGTTTTCTACAGTCGGATCTTCTTGAATAATATTATTCTTATCGAAGTTAATGGAGTTCAACCAATCCTTAAGTTCCATAATTCAAAAGTAAAAGTTCTTTCCTGCCCTGTTGATTTTTCATATAATCACCAACAGATCTCATAGTATAAGTCAAATCAAATTCAACGGCATTCCATTCTTTGAATCGATCAAGAATTGGATTAGACGAATTATAACTCACCATACAAAGAGAGTCGCAAAAATTCATGCGGGAAGAAAACAAATCATGATCAAATCCCTTATGCATGTTACCCTTTTTCCCATATAAGTTATCCTTGATATCATATGGGGGATCGGCATAAACAAAAGTCGCTGGATCTCCTTGCAAAAGCATCTCGTAAGAATAATTTGTGATAATCCAATTCTTGATTAATTTAGAATATTCGGGCAACTTTTCAATACCTCGCATACTGAAATTGTTATCAGATGCTTGAGCACTAAATGACGAACTTTCAGTAAGACCAGAGAAAGAACATTTATTAATGACGTAGAATGCTGCTGCTCGGTAAATATCTTCCGATTCTTTATGGTTCAATTCAATCTTCATTTGATTGAATAATCCACGGGCAAGGTCTGGAGTACCATGCTCCTCCTTGTATCCCTTTAAGATCTCATAAAGTTCCTGCGGTCGATCTTGAAGAATGGACCAGAATGTATACAGGGGATTGT